GTAACAGTGTGTGAATCATAATCACAATACCAACAGAAGCAGCAAGTCCAATCATCATTTTAAAGAAGTCTCTACCCACAAGTGGGAAGACTGAACGGAACTTACGTTTTTGAGTAAAGCTTGCGATTGCTAATTCACGACCTGTTAACAGACCAATGAATACCCAAGTGGTAGACATTGGAATATCGTTCCACTCCTTAAAGACCCAGAGGATCAAGAAGTAAAATAAGTCAATGATAGTTGCAGAACGCACATACCGGGTATTATGTTTCTCCAATACGACGGTTTGAATACGTCCACCATTTTCTCTGAACATCCAGTAAAGACCAGATACAAAAATAACAGAGATTGCGAACATCATTTCAATCGGGACTTGACGTGGAAGGAACACAGCAATATTTGCCATGTCGTGGCTGAGCCATGTATACCACAAGAATCCTGTAGTTACCCACTGAGCAACTACCCAATATTTTCGATGATTATCTTTTACTGGTTCTGATTCATCTAACAGTTTACTAATAATAAACCAGATACCATAGGCAGATACAGCAGCAATAGCATATCCCATAATCGACTTGACCAACATCTTTTCCAACACAAAGGTTGAAGCAAATGCAGATAGGACAAGGAATGATGTAGACACAGGAACACCAAATCTAGTCAGCACAAGAAGTACTGCTGGAGCTAGTGCATGATACCACTGAATTTCTTGGAAAGGAATTTTGTTAAGTCGGCCATAGGAGATATCACCTCCATTTGAATACCAACCAAACCAGATAGTAAACAGTAGGACTGCTGACGCTGCGGCCCACATAATCATACGGTTTGTTTTTTGATTTGAAGCAATCCATGTTCCGAGCGTCTGAACAGAATCGTTGGCGATTACTGAGTAGGATGCAAGTAGGAAACCTACAATCATCCAGATTGAAATATAGTCCATTTTTTGATTCCTTTTTGTAGGTTATTATACCTACGGTGAAGGTGTTAGAGTTGGAGCGGGTAGACGGAATCGAACCGACATCATCTGCTTGGAAGGCAGAGGTAATAGCCTTTATACGATACCCGCATAGTTTTATTTAATAATCTTAGCAATCATATCTTCAAATTGTTCGACCTTCGCAGTGCGGTTAGGCCAATATATATAATCCTTCTCTGGATTGAGTTTAAGGTTAGAGAGTAGAGGTAAAATGGCATTGTAGAGTTTGTTTAGTTTGTCTTCATTGACTGTTGCTGATGCAGCAGCTTCTTCTGCGCTGGCAGCAGTCTTCTGAACAACTTCTAATTCTTTTTCATCAACTGCGGTAAAACCGAAATCAAAAATATCTTCTGACATTATAGCACCTTTAGTATCTTGCGACCTTTTTTATCTTTTCTTAGATCACCATAGTAACCAATCTGAGTCATATAAAGTGTTTCACCTGTAATTGACTTGAGATTTTCTAAGATAGACTTTTTCTTTACTCTTGCTGGAATTTTAGTTGCAGCATTCAAAGATATTTCACCATAGATAATGTCTGCTTTTTCAACTACCTCAATAAATTCTTTAAGAGAATATCTCTTCATACTAATTCCAGTGCCTGTGCTTGATTATAGAGACTGCGCATGTCAGTCTTTAATTTATCTTTGCTTAGATCAGTATTTATAGCATCAACATAGGTATCAAGTAGCATAGCAGTATCTTCTACAACTAGTTTATCATCGTCTACATCAGACAGAATATCGTCAAAGTTTTCAGCAATCTTCAGTTCATGAATATTCTGGTCCTGAATTTTGTCAATAAAATCTTCAAACATCTTTGGATTACTCTTGTTTACTACAACTACTTTAACAAACTTATCTGTTAAATCTTGAACACTAGTATACTCGTATTTTTCATCGTTGTAAACAATTTTCTTGAATAGAGTGTATGGGTTCTGGATTGCAGTAATTTCATGGGTCTCTGTATCTAGAACATGGAAGTGCTTCTTATCACCAGCATCACCCCAAAAGAATTCCATTTGCGTGCCAAGGTAGTGAATGTTATCAATACTAGACTTGGTATGATAGTGACCAGTCAAAACTTTCTTAAACCTTTTAAATGGAGATGGGTCCATGCCATGTTCATTCTTGATACCACGCATCATATCAAACCCACTCAGTTCAAGGTGTGCGCCTATCATATCAGCATCACAGGTGCGAACAAAGTTCATACTCTCTTCATAGTTACTCTTGTTAATCCAAGGAAGCATAGCAAACTTGAGACTATCATATTGCATTACTTTTGGTTTTTCAATGATTGCAACTTCATTGATGAAGAAGCCGAGTAGTTCTTTGAGAGAGTTTGGATTATTGGTATCTTTATAATAAACATCATGATTACCGGGAATAATATCCATTCTAATTCCCAGTTCTCGCATAGGTTCGAGAAAGTGTTTTCTATTGTGGTGTAGAGCTTTAATATTGATTGCTTTACGGTTGTCATAGTAATCACCTAAATGGACAATCTGTTTAATATTGTGTTCCCGCATATAGGGGAAAAATACTTCATCATAAAATTTAGCAGCATTATCAAGGAAGATATCACCAGAGTTGCGAATGCCGCAATGGGTATCGTTCAGTAGAGCAATTTTCATATTATAAAAAGTCCGTTACATCAGAGTCATTAGTTTTACGAATACGTTTTTTCGGTAATATATTTTCCATAGTATCAAAATATTCTTCGTCTGTCAACTCATCATTTTCATTCATACGTCTTTTTGCTGTCTCAATCGCTGCATAGGCGACATACGCAGAACTAGCATCTTGATCAGGAGCAGCTTCAATCAAGTCTGAAGCAAAACTACTTTCGAAGTATGAGTCTTTAATCTCTTGCTGTTTCTTTTCTTTAGCAATACGACGCAAGAATGCATAGTAGGTAATCTGTGTGAAGTAGGCAAAGGCATTAGGTTTACCTGTGCGAGTTGCTGCTTCAATATTATAGTTACGAATAGCACGGAGGCAGTTTTCAATAGCATCCATAACCATTTCATCACGATATGAATATGAAATAAAGTTAGGTCTATGGGAAAGACCTTCTGCAATCTGTTTAAACCCTAGAGCAATGTAGTTAGGAACAACAGGGACTTTTGTGCCATTCTCTTTACATTCATTACATTCTTTTACATATGAAAATACCGCTTCAGAAAATTCTTTATTGTTAATATAGTTTTCGGATTTACGTTTCATTTGGGTGTAATACCTTTGGTTGATAATATAAAGAAGAGTATACTATAAAATATTATGTATGTCAAGTTATTTTTTTGCTTGACAACTTCTAAATCTTAGTATATAATAAGTTTACTTTCAGGGACCGGGGAATATACCTTAATGGTAAGTTGGTGTATCGTCATCCGATTCGTCTAGAAGGATTTCATTATATTCTTCTTCTTCGTCATCTACAACATCATCAGATTCGGTTAGACTTTTCACCATTTCTTCTCTGTATGTATAATAGTTATCTACTACCAATTGTTCAGCAGCAGATACAGAAACAACAGAAGTCCCTGATAAGGTCATTACCTTAGAATAATCAGCACCTACCATCCATTTACTAAGAAAAAGAGAACCTTTGATAGAGTTGTATATAATCTCTAAAGGAACTTCAACAACAAAATAATGCTCATCAGTTCTAGTTACAGTGGTGACAATCTCTTCACCTGTAATTAGTTTAAAAACTCTAGGTATAGGTTCTTCTTCATTATATGTGTCGTCAACGTCGTCATAATCAATCATAGCTTATTATCTTTCAGCAACTGATCGTAGTATCTTTTTATCATCATATCTCTTTGACTCTCATCTATATATCCTCTTGCTAAGAGGTGGTTTACATGATCAGTTGCTTTTTCTTTAAGTTCTTTTTTGCTTACAGTTGTTATAATGATACCTCTTCATAGCGTGTTTAGCTCCAGTTTTTTGGCAATGGGGACAAGTAATAGATGGATGTTTATATCCTTTTAGTGACTTTGAGATAGATGCGCCAAGATTTCTTTTATGTTCTTCACTATGCGGACCCCTTTTTACACCTCTTCTCATTTCACTCATCAGTTTTTTGGTTTCAGCAGATGCCTTTTTACCTCTTTTAGAATCATTTAGTTTTCTTTGATGTTCTTCACTCCGTTGAATACCCTTCAAGGATTCACTAATGCTTCTCTTATGCTCTTTGGATCGTTTCATACCCTTTTGGGCATCACTCATCTTTTTTCTATCTTCTTTGGATCGTGTTTTTCCCCACCAGAATCCGGCTCCTACTGATCCTTGTTCTTCTATACACTCCTGTAAAAACTCTTTATGGTCATACTCCAAAACAAAGTCAAACATAGGGTCGTTTAAATCTGCAATATAAATAGTCATAAGCTGGAAATCTCCGTATGTGTTTCTAGGGTAGGTAGATGCGGTAACATCGTGACCTACACTACTATTTATACATTTTTACATTTTGATTTCGTGTATCTCGTATGAGAAATCTTCTTTGCGATATATTTTCATTCTTTCTATTCCGTGCAATAGAGTGTAGTTCTTTTTCTGTCTATAGTGCATATCATCCATAAGATCGTATAGAGTAGTTACTCTACCATCATCAGACTTACGCAATCCTCTACCAATAGACTGCAATACTTTTACCTGAGATTTAGAAGGTGATGCAAAGATGATATTGTGTAGATTTTTGATATTTACTCCAGTAGAGAATGTCCCCAAGGACGCAACAATAATAGCATTCTTTTGTTTTTCTACGATACCTCTAATCTCTTCTCGCACCTCGGCATCAACTTCGCCAGATACATAAAAGACTTTGCGTTTCTTATGAGCCTTATTGCTAATAAGATCATACAAAGGCTTGCCGTGCTTATCTACATATTGAAACAATACAAGCGTATTACCTTCCTGATCTAGTGCCAAGTTAGTAATAAGTTTGTTTCTTTTTTCACACCCGATAATGAATGAGACTTCATAGTGGTAGTCTTTACTATTAACAATATCCTTAGAGACTTCATCAGGGTATTTTAGAGCAAGAATATTAATCTTTAGGTCTGCTAGTGTATCTTCGTCCATAAGTTTTCGTGTAGTAGTAACTTTATATACTCTACCGAATAACCCTTCCAGAACAAGTTTGTGCGTCTGTGTGCCGTCTAGAGTTCCAGTAGTGCCTATTCTATACTCTGCTTCTCTTGACTTGTTCATCAGTCCAGATAAAGACTTTGCCTTGAAGTTATGCACCTCATCACCAAAGATACAACCAAACTGTTCAAACCATGTAGAAGGTAACTTATAGATTGACTGCCATGTAGAAATGAATACTCTCTGTGGAATATTATTCTTAGGCATACCAGAATAGATTCTATGACAAACTTCTGCTGCTTCTAGACCATAGTTATCAAAGTCAGAGAACATCTGCTGAACAAGTGATGTAGTAGGAACAACAATAAGAACACGTTTGTTATAGTGTTCTAGATACCACATCATCAGAACATAGATGATAAGAGACTTACCTGAACCTGTAGGAGACAGTAGAATAGCACGTTTTGACCTTAGTGCCTGACAGATAGCATCAAACTGATAGTCTCTTACTTCAAAAGGTAAGTTTAGTTTCTGAATAAACTCATAGACTTCTTTAGGGTCTACTAATGATTTAGTATCAGGTGCGCCATACTGATTATCATATTCTACTTCTAACGTATAGTTTCTTGGTTTGATAAAGTCAGACAAATATTCCCAGAGACCAACAGGCAGTTCATTATTGCGGTTATTAAATAGTCTGGTCTTACCGTCCCATTTACCACTCTTATAAGCTGGCATGTATTTGTAACCCGGAGTTTCAAATGAGAAGTAATCTGTCAACTCATTTGAAACATGCGGTTCACACTGGATTTCTAGTGCAGAATAGTTTTTCTGTCTAACTATCAAATCTGTCATTATTTGAGGTTAGGTCGCATAGTAGATGGCATTTGGAACAGAACATTAATAGGACCGGATACTACATCAC